GGCGGGGGCAAGGGGGGCAACAGGTGCAGGTGCAGGTGCAGGTGCAGGGGCTGGGGCAGGGGCAGGGTCACCACCACCGCCACCACCACCGCCGCCGCCGCCACCACCTGAATCGGCAGCGGGTGCGGGGGCAGCTTCAGCAGGGGCAGGGGCAGGTGCAGCAGGGGCGTGCGTTTGTTGATAAGCCGCTTCCTGAGCGCGCTCTACATCATGTGGATTTACATAACCACCCATGTCACTGCCGCCATGCAACCGAAGACCACGACCGCCAATGGGTGTACCTCGCCCTTGAAAGGCGTTGATCGGCAGCAAGTCTAAGGTGTATTTCATTGCGTAGCCTTAGTAAAATTCTTTTCGTAATTGATGTAGCCAAGACCCTCAAGCAAGGGGGTGTAGTCTTGATAGGTCTTGCAGCTAACCATAATGCGCTTAACCCCACCCGCTTTCAATGCGCCTTCAGCGTTCTCAAACATTTTCTTGCCCCACCCGCGCCTACGATATTCAGGCTTCAGGTAGTACCAGTCTTCAAACGCCATCAGATAATTCTTGTGGCGAATGTGTGGATGTACCCAAAAGCCAATCCACCCGACCAACTCACCACCAATCCGACAAGTGATAAAGCAGTACATCTGCCGCGACCTACTATACCGATCCCAATCAATATCAAGCGTTGTGTCACTAAAAAAGTTCACTTCAGCGTGATGATCAACCGTCAACGGTTTGAGTTCATCAACCACATCAGCAATATGCTCAATCGCAAATTCAGGTGTCATATGCTCATAATCCCGACTAGGTTCTCTGCCCATTCTTGCCACGTTGCGAACTGGTGGGTGCTAGGCACGCCTGAGTTCATAAAGTAGCCGATCCCTGCCATCCCATCGCCCCACTCGCGCCATCGATCTTCAGGCAGCGTACCAAGTTCTTGCGCAGCAAATAACTCAGCCATAAGCGAACACCAGTTATCCCACAGCATATTTCTGGGATCGTACGTCGTCACGGGTTACCTTCACCGCGAATATCGCCTGCCTCACAAGATAACAAGATGTTGCCAGTCACATAGTTGCCATTCACTACGTTTGACTCAAACCGCAAACGCATCTCTCTGCGTTGTTCGCGCATATCAATCTTTTCTGTGGTCGAACTGAACACCTTGGCTTCGCTGATAACGTCATCGCTGCGTGCGTAGCTTTTCCCGACCACATACAGGTTCATGTCGCCTTCTTGGATGAAGTCAGGCTCAACGCGCTCAAGGCGCATGGCGTTGGTTTTGCCTGCAAGTTGCCCTTGCACGCCGGGGCCTCCCGTCACCCACCCGATTGAGTTCGTTTCAAAGTAACTTTGGATCGCGTTCTGCTGCGCCAAGTTCACCTCGTTCACACCAGTTTCGTGCTGCCACAAGATGTAATTGTTTGACGAATTGGCTTCATTTCCCGCCCAAATAGGGAATCGGAACACCTCAGAGAACGTACCCGCAGAGCGCCGTGCGCCTAGTGCGCCACCTGCGTCATACCAAACCTTGTCGCGCACGTTGTAAATGATGGCATCGTTGCATTCGGTTGAGTCGCCCTTCGGGAAAAACCACCAAATTTCACCCCATCGAGGTACTTTACTTACCCACACTTTTTGACGTTGGTTGTAGTTCAAGTTGTCAAAAAAGTAGTTGATAGAGTTATTGTTTTGGAGTTCAGCGACCACGCCGTTGTACTGCAAGAATCGGTCAACCCCGCACCAGTAAAAGATGCCGTCATATTCAATGACGCTTGACGATGACAGGATCGATGATTGGCAACTGATCAGGTCGTACTTCCAATAAAGGGTTGACGCGCCGACCGTGGTGGGTGCGTAGCTGACGCGCACAAGCGAATCAAGCGACCAAAATAAACCCGCAGGCGATGTCGTGCCACCCCTGACGGGCATACCCTTGACGATCTTTCCTGTAGCCACATTGTTGGCGTTGGCATCCGCTGATACCCAGTTTTGGAAGTCACCCGCTGACGAGTTCTGAATCAACCCATCGTTGCCATATACGAACAGGTATGGATAAATCAACACGCACCCGCCGCTCACATTGATCTGATTGTCAAACGTGAGGGTTTGCGTACCTGTCGTGCCTGTGTACGCGCTTGAGAGCGTGACCACGGTGTTGGTTGACACAGCAACAGAAACAACCGTTGTACCCGCCGTGATGCCTGTTCCTGTGACGAGTTGACCTGCTGACACCAAGCCATTGACACCCGTGATCGTACCCGTTGTCAATCCGTTAGTAAGAGCGACTGAGGCGGTGAACTGACCAACGGGCGACATTGCACCGCTTGGAAAGCTGCCATATAAAACGGGGGTGTTAACGGTTGAGTCGATGTTGGTGAGGTTCTGCGCGGGGTGCGCGATGATGACATCTGCCCCACTCCCGCTTCCGTTGAACCCGATGTCAAACTGCCAAAGGTTATTGCTGTTGAACGTGAAACCCGAAGTGAATGAAATCGTGTACGGGCCTGAACCCACGCCATCGTCATTGTCTGTTATCCAATACTGGAGTTGGTTAAAAGTGCCGCTGTAGACGTAATTAAAGCCGTTCTGAGCGTTCATAATCATGCCACGGCTGATCTGTGTGGCGTTTTGAAATATGCCTCTGTAGCCGCCTATCTTGCGTGGGCGACCACGTTGGAAGCGACACCACTTGCTGTCAACGTAGCAGACGGCATCGAACAGCGTGCCATCGCGCTGAACGCCGGGTAATATCTTGAGCGCAATTACCTGCTTGCTCAAAATGTTCCTCCTGCGATCCCCGATGTCACAAACAGACCCGCGCTGCTGATGGTCATGTAGCTGATGCCGCCTGATGAGAATCCGACCACGCCCGATGCAGGGCTGAAAATACCAGTCGATGTGTCGCCAACGAAAGTGATGGAGGGTGCGCCTGCGCTACCGGGGCTTACCGTCACCGAAGTGATCGCTGATGCCGCCGCTGAACCTGCGTTGAACACGTTCGTGCCGTCACAGACAACCGTCAATGTTTGGTTCTGCGGCAACACTACGGTAGCACCGCCGACCGCCGCCGTCTTAAACGTCAGACTGAACGATCCTGATGTCGTGTTGTTCAGGTAATAAACCTGCACGGTCGAGGGCAAAACGATGATCTGATTTGATGTCAGCGTGCCGCTGTACTGCTGCACCACGTTGGCGTACTCAACCGCGCTCAGGGTCGTTGTGCCGCCAGTTACCGACTTGGATAGCTGCGTGTACTGAAACACGTTAGAGCGCCCGTAGGCGAACGTGGAGTAGCCATTTGACCCATTACTCACAATGACCATTGATTCGGTCAACTGAAGCTGTTTGTTGGCGTTCCCGTCAATCGTGTCCGTGCCACTTGCGGCGACCGTAAGAATGCCCGACCCGCCGTTGCGCACGTTAACAAACCAACCGTTGCCGACCACCGCCGATGAGGGCAGGGAAATTGATCCTGCACCCGCCGACCACACCAAGAACTGAGCGCGATTCGTTGCGGTTAGCACAGCGCTAGAGTTAATCGAACTCTCAGGGTACGACTGGCTTAAAGTGGTGTTTTGGGCGATTAGACCATTTCCCGCCAAGGCTGCGGCGTTCGCTGCCGAAGTACCCGCACCAAACTGCACAGTAGACCAAGTGCCGTTCGTAGTGGTGTTGTCTGTGATAAATACATACTGCGCGATTCCTGAAGCAATTGATACGATGGTGTTGCCGCTGTAGTCAACAACCGTGAATGCGTTTGCACCCACGTTCTGAATCAGCGAGGTCTGACCGTTGCTGACCTGCAGCGCAGGCGGCATCGCAAGCGACAGCCCAACGGTAGTGGCAACCACCTGCATGATGTTGGCGGCGACCGCGCCAGTGTTGCCGTTGATGGGCCACTGCAGCGTGGTGTTCGCAGAAATCGTCAGCGGCTCGTACCCGACTTGAGAGGGGCTGATCGTCTGATTGGTGAACGGATCGGTAAAAGTAGTCATGGGTATCCTTAACTGTCAGCGGCGATTGTAGAACGGTCGCCAACACGGGTTGTGTCTTCGCCTTTTACGGCTTGCAACGCCGCCTCGTATTTCTGCTGAAATATCACCCGATCATCATTTTTCAAGAAGATCACGGCCTGTAAGAGCGTTCCAAACAGCATCAGGTTCGGTGCGTTGTTGGTGAGCCAGTTCGTCTGATTGATGCTTGATAGAGGCATCAGGCGCTCGTAATACAGCACCTCAAACGGGTACGCTGCATCAGGGGCGGGTGCAACCAACCAATGGTCGTAGTCATAATCGCCGTAGTACAGGGGAATGCCTGTTGCGCCGTTGCCGTTGTAAGCGTTTAGATACTCGTACTTGCGCAAGAAAAGTTGGCTCTTTACGCCGTTGACCGTGACCGACATACTTGTTGTTTTGCGCCAACGTGCAGGCTTTTGAATGATCGGATTGTTGATCGACATGGCGCTTTGCACGACCTGCATCTGACCCAACGTCTTAATCTGTTGAGCGATTTCAAACTCAGCCAACGTGATAAAGGTGGGGATTTGGTCAACAACCGAAGCGTCATTGCGCTCAAGGTACTGCGTCATAGCAGTTACCAAGTTGTCATAGGTCAGAGTAAAAGAGGTAGTCATAGCGCTTCCTGATTGGAATATTGTCGTGCTTTATCACAAAGCGCTTGATTTGACATTTTAACTCTTTATTCAATAATTAAACAATTCAAAATGAGGGCTGTCAGACTCGCCACGTTCATGGATGACAGAATCCATATCCCAATCGCCGCCCCAACGAAGCGTCACGTTTAATTCTTTGGCTGCGATAAACATTGTATTCGCCAATTGGTCAAAACGTTTGAAATCGTTCCAATCAATTGGGTAAGGGGCAAGATCAACGGCGTGACCGAAACCATCCGCTTGGATGCCGTGCGTGCCTGATGTCTGAACCCAAGTCACCACTTGACCGGGCTTCGTTCTCCCCTGCGCCCACAATTCATCTTGTCGCGCCTGTGAGCGCACGCCCTCCAAGACGGTGAAGTCAATTTGGCTTAACTCAAGCGCACGTTTGACAACCGCCACGAGTTTGGGGTGTACACCCTTGAGGTTATTCAATGACCGATCTGAGAATGTAAACATTATTTAATACTCCGTACCCAATTTTGTAATTCGGTCAGCATCAAGGTCGTTTCAGCGCATTGTCGAGTAAATTCTGTGTTGGCGGGGGTTGAATTAGGGCATTGGGAGGGGTCGGAAAGGGTGGGCAAACCACCGCTGTTGGCATCGGAATCGCGCACCCTGTCAGCGTAATAATTATGAACAGCGCTAAGACGCGCTTCATATTGATTGGCAATTGAATTAGAGATAATTTCATGCTCTTGCACCTTTGCTTGATTGATGACTTCCTGCGCCTTACCTAAAGCGGCGACCTCTGCCTGATACGCAACAAACTTTTCATGTTCGCTTGAGTAACCTTTGTAATACGCAAATGCAATCGCAGCTAAAAAAACAGCAGCAATTGAACCAATTTTAATCAGCAACGGATTAGTGATTGGAAGCATTTGGTTCAGCCTCTTTTTTAGCCCACACGCTTGCGCCACCCGCGCCTGACACAATGCCCAGTGACTCAGCAAGCTCTCTGAGGCTCACCGCGCCGTAAGCAAACACTTGATAGCCTGCCACGCCAAGCACCGCCAAAATACTCACAAACCACGCCACACGCGCAATGTCGTAAGTCGAATTATCTTTACCAGTTAACAGTTGCTTGATCATTTATCAACCTTTTTATCTAGCTTGTCGAATATCTTCTCAAGCATCGATTCAATTTTGCTGTACTGCGATTCCATTTCAGCTTTCTTGACGCAATTCTCAGCAACATGAAGTCGTAGTTCGGTAATGTCTTTCTTTAATTCCTTGACTGAATCCCACAACTGGCGGCAGAACCACCCACCTACTGGTAAAGCTACACCCAATACTAGGTTGAATAGGTTCTGCCAATCCATGATTACCCCTCTTGTGTTTCTGCGGGTAAAACAGATTTTGCTGCGGCATCGGCTTGCGCTTCAGCCCGTACTTTAGTGATGAAGTCAGCGACCTCAACGTATGGGCGACTGCCAAGGTATTGCAAGATTGAGTTCAACAGTTCAATAGAAATATTCATTTACAGTCCTTTAAACGGTTCAGGAAATTTCACTCCAACAGGAAACCCTTCCTGCGTGAGAATGCCGACAACCTCTTGTTCGTAAGTAAACAATTTAGCTTTTTCATCGGCACTCATTGAATTATAAGCGTCTTCATTCGCCTTTAGATCGCTGATTGATGACAGAATATTGTTTACTTTTGCCTTGTAAAAGTCAGCGTACCACTCCGTGTCATCGTTGCCGTTTTTACCCTGCAAATCTTCAATTCTGAAGTTGCTGATGCGCCAACACAAGACACCATCATTTGACCCCTTAGTCAAAGTCTGTGTGCGTGGGTCAAAGTGCGGGATCAAGCCGCTTTCGTCTACTGGCATTAAAAAGAAACTCATTGCGCCACCCAAAAACCGCCGATGTTTGAATTGTCTGCGGGTGCGCCAAACGCAAGGGAGTTGCCGTTCCCCGTTAGACTTAGGCTGTAACCCTTCCATGATGACGTACCCGTTCCTGTACCGCCGTTGATCAATAAGCCGCTTGTGATGCTTGGGTTAAAGTTCCATGTGCTGCCTGACCTAGTGAATACGTTCATCACGCCGATAGCGTCTGAATAGTTGCCGCCACCCGCAGCGTATCCGCTTGTTGCCAACACATTGCCGTCTGCAGATAAAGCTACAGCCGCACCCCAATTGGCGTTAAAGTTCATCCCACTTGGGATGTTGTTTGGGGTGATTAAGGATTGTTGCGACCAAACCCCTGTATACGGAAATACTAACCCGTCATAAGTCCTGCTGAACACCCAAACAGAACCCTCCCCCAAGCCTGCGTAAGTTGCGTCAAATGGCGCACCTACTGCCAAGGTGTTGCCGTTTGCCGACAATGCGACCGATGTGCCTTGCGCTGCACCTTTTAAACCTGTCGCGCCAGTTCCTTGCAATCGACCAAATACGCCCCCGTTTGTTGCCGCTGAATCAAAAGTCCAACCCGTTGGGTTTGATGGGTTTGCCCTGTAAATATAAGCAGCACCCGCATATTTGCCGCCTAGTAATGTGCCGAAATTTGGCGCACCAAACGCGACCAACCATTGCGAACCGTTGAGGCTTGGGGTTTTCCATTTGGCAAGTGATACGCTAGAGCCTGCGTTGCCGCTGATGTCACCGATGCCGGGGCCAATCGCCGCCAACTGTGTCCAAGTGGTTATTGATCTGCTAAAAGTCCAAACGCCACCCTGACCGCTATTATTGTTTGGCGCACCCACCGCCAATAAATCACAGTCGGGTAGAATTGCTACAGCCGATCCAAACGCAGGCGTGCCTGTGTATCCAGTGGGAACTATTTTTGTCTGCTGAGTCCATGTTGATCCGCTGCGAGTCCAAACCCACACCGCGCCGATCCCGCCATTATCGTTAGAACCACCCACCACCAAGTAATTTCCGTCAGCCGAAATTGCCACAGAAGTACCTTGCTTGGGCGTTCCGACCCCACCAGTTCCGACTAGCTTTGAACCCTGCTGAGTCCAAGTCGTGCTTGTCGCCGTTGATCGGGTGAATATCCACACCGCGCCGATGTTGGTGTTGTCCGTATTGCCGCCCACAGCCAACGTAAGCCCGTCATTTGACAGGGCGATGGATATGCCTTGCTGCGCCGTTCCTGACGATCCTGACCCCACGTTGGCGGTCGTAGCGGGTACTGCGCCGACTTGGGTGTAGTAGAACCCTGACATCTGCGCCTGCGCACCCGCTGAAGCACCCGCACCAAGCGTGACGGGGTACTGACCCATGTCAATCTGTACGGTTGGATCGTAGCCGAACGCCGAATTGATGGTGTTCAGCGAGATCACGCCTGACGATGGATTAGCCATTTTTCAACGCTTCAACTTGTGACTTGAGTTCGGCAATCGCGCTAAACGCCAACGCGATCATCTTTGCGTAATCAACCGCCAACGAACCATCAGGTCGCGTGCGCACGGCGAGGGGAAACGCCGCTTGAACGTCTTGCGCGATGAATCCGAAGTCAGCCTTGCGGATAAAGTATCCATCCATGCCGCCGTGAGCCTGAATGTAGTCTTCCTTCCATTCAAACGTCTTGCCGCCGATCCGCGCTACCGTATTTAGGGCATCGTAAATTGGCTGCACGTTCTCTTTAAACTTGATGTCCGAAGAGTAGTACGCCGTGATGTTACCCGTGGCGCGAACCTCACCCGCAACGCCTGACGCTGCCGTACCAAGACCAATCGAATTGAACCGAACGTCAGAGGTTGTGCCGATGCTTTGCGGGGTGGAGAGCGTGTAGGTGAACGGGCCAGTTCCCGACTGCACGACCGTTACCTGATTCGCCGTACCTACAATGCTCGTCACAACGCCTTTCTGCGCTAGGACTTGCACCACGTTCAGGTTGTCTTTGTAGAACAGCTTGCCGTCTGTGATGTTAATCGCGAGTCCGCCACACGCCAAGTTAACTCCGCTTGGTGTTTGCGCCGCTGTTGCTGTGTAGTACAGACTGAGCGTGTTGAATCCTGTCGCAGCCATGATTTATCCTTCTGTTGGCTCTGCCAAAGGCGAGGGTTCTGTTGGCTCTACCCAAGGCAGGGGCGCAGGTTGGGGTGTAGGAATCTTTTGCGCATCGATCTGTGTTTGAACTTCTGCTTCCCAACTAGCGATCCGACTTGCACCCGCAGCCTCTTGTGTCCACTGGATCGCTTGATCTTGAGTGACTTGGTTGTACGGTGTGTAATTTTGTGGATCGGCAGGCAGCAAGTTGAGAGAGTAGCTAACTTGACCAGTCAGACCGTCTTGCGTGTCGCTGATCGTGAAGTTTGACATCGTGACCATATCAGGCGCGATATCGTTAGTGACCATCAAGCTGTTAATTGACCATTTCATAATTCGACCTTTGGTAGTGGGGTTACGGGGGCTTGCGTGATTGCAGCGGCTTCGGCTTGCTGCTTGATTTTTTGCATCACAATGAACGCCCCTGTCTTTGATGGGAGTTCACCTAGCGTTTGCAAAATGAAATTGATTTCATCTGCTGAAAGTTTTAAGGGTAAATCGTTCAAATCAATTCTCCTGAAGTTAACCAACTAAAAGTCTGCGAGATGTTCCACCCGCATCCGTTATTGTAATGAATCCTGCTTGGGCAATGATGCCTGCCGTGTATGTTCCGTACTGCACTGTGCCTGTGCCTTTTGGCGTAAGAAGAATATTGATGTTTGCGTCTGAACCAATTGCTGAAATAGATGGTGCGCCTGTGGTAACTGCGGGAGTTGTGCGTAAATAATTAACCGAACTTGCTGTTGGCGCAAAATCATGAATATTTGCACCTGCTGCGCTTTGTACAACAGTATTGAAAGCGCCTTTTGAGCGAATAGCCAAACCAAGATTTGTATCTGTACCTTGTGCGCTAATAATTGGTGTATTGCCAGTTACATTGCCTTGTACATACAAATAATTAACAGCACTTGCAACAGGAAAAACTTGCAGTCCACTATTAGCAACCGTACTACCACCCAAAGCAACAACGCCTGTGCCTTTGCCTGTTAAGACTAAGCCGATGTTTGCGTCTGAACCCTGCGCCGAAATAGTCGGGGCTGCGCCTGTAGCTGCGCCTGTGAAATCTAATCGATTTACTGCTGATGCTGTGTTGCTTATTGTTATTTGAGTGCCGCCACCTGTAAAGAATGGCATATTAGAAGTGCCTTTTGCCCTAATGCTTAATTGTATGTTTCCATCTGTGCCTTCAGCTTGAAGATTTACGCCATTGCCTGCCGTATTGCCGTTAACTTGAATGTAGTTAACAGACGAAGTAATTGGGTTAACTCGAAACCCACTATTAGCCGCCGTAGTCCCGCCTAGCGCAACAACACCTGAACCTTTGCTGCTTAAGACTAAGCCGATGTTTGCATCACTACCCGCCGCCGAAATAGTCGGGGCTGCGCCTGCAATCGCACCCACAATCTGAGCATAGTTAACCGCACTCGCCACGTTATTGACTTGCAGCGACTGATTGCCTGACAAGCCACCAAGTCGAGTTGCACCACTAGAGTTAAGCGTAGTAAACGATCCCGCAGCTACCGTAGTTGAGCCAACCGTTGTGCCATCAATTGACCCGCCGGTAATGGCAACAGAACTTGCTGCTTGGACTGCCATCGTGCCAAGACCAAGTGCAGTCCTAGCACCAGAATCAGTCGTTGCACCCGTACCGCCATTGGCAACAGCAAGTGTGCCGCCCAAGGTCAACGTACCTGATGCTGTGATCGGGCCACCGGTTAAAGTCAGACCTGTTGTGCCGCCCGAGCCGTCAACCGAAGTGACCGTACCCACACCGGCAACAGATTGCCAGGTTGGGGCAGACGCACCGTTAGAAGTCAACACCTGACCGGCTGTGCCGGTTGTACCTGCAACCGATAAGGTTGAGTTAAACCGCAACGTTGTGAATGTACCGGCGGCGGGGTTAGACCCACCAATTGTCAAACCGTTAGCTGTGCCACCGGTGATCGTGACCGCATCTGAGCCTTGCGTAGACATGGTGCCCAAACCGGTAATGTCGGTGTTGGGGATTGTTGCCACGCCTGTCATGGCACTTGTGCCATTGCCCTTGATGTAACCTGTTAGGGTTGTGGCGCCCGTGCCACCGTAAGGCACCGTGATAGTCGAGCCATTCCAGGCACCGGCAAGCACTGCACCGGTTAGCGTAATGTTACGGAAAGTTGCATCGTCAGAGGCGTCTTTGACCGACAACGTACCGTTAACAGCAGGCACGGTAAGCGTAAAGTTACCGACTGCATCCGCAGAAGATAAAGTGGTTGTGCCGCCTAGTGTATCGGCATCAAAAATTAAGCGGCTCATGGCAACCCTTTATTCGTAGATGACAGTTGCAGCGACCGTACCACCAAGCACCACGTTTAGCCCTTGATTAAAATAAGCCCCATCAAAAGAGCCAAAAGGGTAAAAGGTTGCGCCAACAGGAGTAAACGCGCCAATCATTGTGGTGGCGGTGCCGGTCTGCACGTCATAGATGGTGATCGTGGGCGTACCGGAAGCAGAACTTACAAAGATGCCTCTGAGTTTGCCAGCACCGACTTTGATCTGTTTAGATGCCGTGATGTAGGTGTAATTTGCCATGATATGCCTTACGAAAGGAACTTCAATTTGTATAACGTCGATAAGTACAATTCGACGATTGCGTCGATCAAATTCTGTAAAGCTGAGTCATCTTTGCCGCAAACTTCGTAGCGATATTTTTCAATATTCTCAAGTTGATCTTCCAAAAACTCGGTGACATTAGCCGTCTTTTTAGATGACTGCAAAGTGATTGCACCAATCATGCCGTTGCGACCTTGGTAGGCTTCAGCAAAATTGTCAGCTAGGTCGATGATATTCTCATAGAACTTTTGCAACGCCTTGTGTTTGGCGTAGCTGCGGGTGTTCAAATGAACGCTATGAACGACGTCACGCGCCAAAAACAAACAGCCCATAAAATCTGCCATCTTTTTAATTTCAGACATGATTTGCATACGCTCCGTGATACTTTTCTCTAGCCATAATAGCAACTAATTCCGCCAATTCTAAGTCTTCAAACCCGCCAATGTTCTTTTGCTTATTGTCGGATTTTATAAACACAATCCATTTACCCCGCGCGCTAGACCAAGAAACATTTTTTACGCCTGACTTACTATTACTTTGTGCTGGCTTGTTAAATCCATTTTGGCTATGTGAGCAAACGCGTAAATTTTCTATTTTGTTGTTTGTTTTGTTTCCGTCAATATGATCGACTTCAGTAGGCAAAAAACCGTGTTGCATTAAGAAAATTATTCTGTGTAAATAATAGCGTTTTCTTTGGTAATTTATAGACGTGTAGCCTCTTGCAGAATCAAAATACCCTGCTTTTGCCCCAACAGGATCGCGGCGGCAAGGCTTTATCTTCCAATAAAGCGCGCCGTCACGGTACTCAAACAATGAATGTGCTAACTCTTGATTCATTGTGGTTGCTCCATCATTGGCGGCGGTTGCATACCTTCAGGTGGCATCATGCCTTGCTCGGGTGGGGGTTGCATTTGTTCAGGCGGCATCGTTGGTGGCATTTCAAACTGCTCACGTTGTGGCGCGCCGCTAATCAGATCACCCGTATCCAAGGCGGCTGCTACCGTACCCATCACAATGTCTTGAATCTGCTCAAAGGTCATGCCCGCTTGAACGGCTGAGATGCGCTTGGTTTCAGCGTCAAACGCTTTGATCTGCGCCTCATAGTTCTTGCGCTCAATGTCTTGGGCTTCCATAGACTTAGACACGTTTTGCAGCATGGTGTGCATCTGCTCCATCTCTTGCGCCATTGCTTGCATCTGCTGCTCGGCGGCTTGCAAGGCTGGGTCTTTGTCACCGTCATCCATCAACTTAGGATCAATGGTCTTGGCAAAGCGTTTAGCCATCTCTTGCGCGCCTGGCCAATCCATGTTCTTGATGAACAGATCGCCCGCAACCGCCCACAGTTGTGGGTTGCCTTGCAGCAATTGACCCATTGATTCCAACGCCTCTTGGCGTTTGGTCATGTAGCTTGGGCCGGTCGTGACCATGACGTCGTAGGTTCCGACACCAGGGTTGTAAATCTTGTCAATCTCAATGCCGTTTTGGTCAACAATTTTCTTGACCGGCTCGGCTTGCATGGGGTCAATCTTGGCTGAATTAGGCTCACCATCCTCGCCCATGATTCTAGCTACGCGCTGCGTGTCGTAAATCTTAGGCACTAAGTTAATGATTTGGCGCGTAATGTGCCGAATGGCGCGAGCCAAGTTGTCAACGTAGTGATAGGTGCCGGTGTCAGTCTGACGCTCACGCGCCATGATAGCCTTGCCTGAACGCTCGTTAGAGGTCGCACCAAGGCTAGAGTCATATTGCCCAGTAGTGGATTTAATATCACCAGTAATGAAGCCGGACTCTAAAGGTACGATCTTTTTAGAGTCTAAGAAAGACATGAAGGCGAGGGGCCTGGCTTCTCCCGACGCCGCAGATGCTATATGCGTGACGTTCGCATTCCCTGTCGCGCACCGTGAGTACGCAGAACCAAAGCGCCGTAATTATTCACCTCAAAGTATGTCCACAAACTGGATGGGAGCCTGAAATGTCTAATACACAACCAATCGGTGTTGCTTTTGCCGATCCTGAACTTACTACTATGTACGCAAGCCAAGAGATTGGCTACTCAACCGCCGCCCAAGGCGCGGTCACTCAAGCAACAAGCAAATCTACTGGCGTGACGCTAAACAAGTCAGCCGGTCAGATTACGATGGACGCAGCATCACTTGCCGCAACCACCAACGTCACCTTTACGCTTACC